GGCGATCCAGCAGGACGAAGCGGAGAAAGCCGAAGGCACGGCCAAGCTGATGTCTGAAGTCGACAAGCAGAAGACGTCCGGCATACTCACACGTGATAGGGCCGTGTGGCTATCAGAAGAACTATGGGCACAGATCGGCTACGAGTTCCCAGAGGACATGCCCGACGAAGAGCCAGAAGAGCCGGTGCCGCAAGCGCCAGGGCAGATAGCGCCGGAGATGCTACAGCAGCAGCAAGCGGTGAGTCAGGCGGCGGCACAAGCCAAGCCCGCAGTACCAGCGCCACCCACGAAGGCCGTCAAGGTAGACAACGCAGCCATGCTTGAGAGCCTCAGACGTTGGCGGCGCAAGGCACGCAATCGTAAGGGGGCATGTGAGTTCGAGTCTGACAACGTGCCCGACTGGGTGAGCGGCGCAATCAAGGCGCGGCTAGAGGTAGACTGGGAGTCAGCCTTTGACCCGTTCCTGAAGGCCACGGCGCTACAAGGCACGCTAGAAGGTAGGCTACAAAAGGCTATCGCTGCAATCTATGACAGTTGGCTGGGCAAGATCACACGGGCAACACTAGGCAATCAGGTGTTGGATCTCGCGCCCATGTATACGGAGATTCAGGCGGCCACGGAATTGATGTATCAGGACGCGGTTACAAGCGGCGTGCTGGCACAAGCAGCAGAGCTAGGCTGGGGCGTCGAGTATGAGGACTTGCTAACCGATAGCCTGGAGCGTGCGGGTGAGGCTGGCACCGTGCTCGTTAAGCGTATATCGGCCACGGATACAAAGTTCATCGACAAGATCAAGGGACAGCTGGCCGCTGGTGAGATCACAGAGGACGCGGCGCGGGAGCTATTGGACAGGACGTTCAGCAAGGTAAGAGCCGGGCTCATGGCTATCACAGAGACGACGCGGGCAATGCAAGCGTCTTCTGATGCGTTACAGGCCGACCTTGCCGCACAGAACATAGAGACGGTGCAACGCTGGCTAACGGCTGAAGATGAGCGAGTGTGTCCGATTTGCGGTCCATTGGATCACACCACAGAAGACACGTGGCGCGAAGTGATAGGTGACGGGCCGCCAGCCCATGTGAATTGTAGGTGTGTCACAGTTGTGGAGCGCGTTAGATGATAGTCATCGATGACCGTGAGCTTAGGGCGCTGGCACGTGAGTTTGCCATGCTGAACATGGAGAGCGTTATAGAGCGCGTGATACCAGTGGCTAGTCTCATGGTACAATCACGCATGGCGGCCTACCCGCCAGAGACGGAAGGCAACAGGCCAGGGCCGTATCCCAAAGCGTGGTATCAGCGACAGTTTGGCCCACGCTGGGCGCTGAAGGGCGGCGGCACTGGTGGCGCTAACACTTCCGAACGGCTACAGAAGGCGTGGCGCACTGACCGACTGAGCAAGCTCATGGCCGAAGTCTTTACCGTGAGTCCCAAGGGTGGCGGTGAGGTAAGCTACGTTGAATACATGCAAAGCGAAGAGAAGCAGACAAGCGTGCACCGTGAGCACGGCTGGCAGACTGATGCACAGGTGGCCGACGAAGTGGAGACCAGCATCGAGCTAGACCGGGCGTTATCAGCGGCGGTGGACATGGAATTGACCGCCAGGCTGGGGGTATGATGACCTTAATGGCGCGAGTGCTGGCATTGCTGATCTTGAGAGTGTATATGCTGACCGATGAATTGGGCGATGCCCTATTCACGCAGGACAATCCCGGAGGTGTGACACATGCGTAGTATAGCGCAACTGATAGCGGACAAACTGGACCGCGTGGCCGTGCCAGTTGATGAACTGGGCGACCAGCTATTCACTGAGGATAACCCCGGCTATATCAGCGATGAAGCCACACAAGAGGCTATCGCTGATGTGGCGGCTACTTCTGCCACGATCTTGCTGGAAGTAGTAGAGATCGACCAGCATTTCCACAACGATGAAAACTGGTGGGGCGCTGTGGCGGCACCTACAGAGAGCCTAACAATCGACCTAAACGTCAACCGCCCCTTTGTGGCGCTGAGCGGTAATAACGCCTGGGGCGCTGGAATCCCTATCATTGGTAGTCGCGACAATCCCGTCAAGCCCTGGCAGACGAAATTCGACCTACACCGTGTAATCATCACAGAGCCGACCAACGCCACGGCCTGGCGACTTCGCTTCTTGTACGGCGATCAATCTTTGGAAGAGGCGGCCCAGGCGCGGCGCTACACCGAAATTATGTTCATTGCCGTAGGTGTAGGGTCAAACGTAGGAGGCCCGCCGCTAGACGTGAGATTCCCGCCTATCCCGGTGGGATGGCGCGTCTGGGCGCAAGCCTGGAACGCAACCGACGAGGCCCAGCTTGATTTCTTTGTGGGCGTGCACGGCTACCCGGTTATCGAGTACGGTGATTAAGGAGGCTGAACTATGCCATACAGTAACGTGCCTGAAGCGCTATGGGGTAAGATGGATTCTTGTGTCGAGCAAGTGATGGCGAAGCAGGGCATTGAGAAAGGCCCAGCCGTGGCGATATGTCGCACGCAGCTTGTACCTGAGAAGAGCATCGATGAAGAGGACATGCTCGTCAACTATGGCGGCAGCGTCAAGGCGCTGGGCGATGGCAGAATCAGCGGCTACCTGGTGAAGTTCAGCGACCCGGAGCACCTTGACCTTACGGGTGAATTCTTCGACGCTAGGACGGACTTCGACTTTAAGGTGGGCGACTGGTCAACGATCTACTACCACCACGGGCAGGATAAGACGCTCGGACGGCGCAAGATAGGCGAAGGCGCCATGAAGATTGATGACGTGGGCGTGTGGATCGAGGGCCAGCTTTCCATGCGCGACCGCTACGAGCAAGCCATCTACCGCATGGCAGAGGCTGGCAAAATGGGCTTCAGCAGTGGCACCGCGTCGCATCTGGTAGAACGGGAGCCCGAAGGCAAGGGCGTGCATATCAAGCGCTGGCCGCTTAGACTGGACGCCACTATCACACCGACACCGGCAGAGTCTAGCACGCAAGTGCTGACCCTGAAGGCATATAAGGCACTTGAGTTCACGGAGCCATGGGCAGCAGAGCCACAGGACGACGTATCACAGACGCCGTCGGCACCTGTTGCGGCGACCAAGAGCGCAACGCCTACCAAGACAGAAAAGAAACCGAAACAAGGAGGTATAGCAGTGGACATAAAGAGATTTACCATTGGCGCAATGTCCTATGCCTACAAGATCGATGCTGAGGGCGTGCGCGTAGGCGACCCGCTCTTCGCTGACGTCAAGGCTGAGGCCGTTGACCAGTACATCGTTGACGCTAACAAGTCGCCCAGTGAGAAAGCGCTGGACAGAGTAGTTGACAAGTTCACCACGACCATTGATGGCTTTGCCAAGGCTTTCACGGCGCAGCAAGCCGCAACGCAGCCCGGATTGTACGCGACCGGCTCCCATGCACAGGTCAAGGACGCCGCAACCTTTGGCGACTTCCTGCTTGCACTACACCGCAACGATACGGGCGCACTGAAGGCGATGGGTAGCTTTGAGGACGAAGGCGACGGGCAAAAGGTTCTGGGTGACCAGACCGGCGCGGCTGGTGGCTTCACAGTTCCCACGCAGTTTGTGCCTGACCTGATTCGCATCAACCCGGAGTCTGAAGTGGTCTGGCCGGGTGGGGATAAGCTCCCTATGTCTAGCCGTTCGGTGCAAGTGCCTGGAATGGTAACGACTGGCAGCACGTCAGGACAGACCAACACCCTTGGCGGCGTCTATGTTCAGTGGACAGAGACGGGCACGCTGAAGCCCGAAACGGAACCGGAGTTCACGCAGATTGAGCTAGTGGCGCACGAAATCAGCGCCTACACTGAAGTCAAGGAAGCGCTGTTGCAGGATAGCGCAATCTCACTAGACCCGCTTCTGAAGGGGCTATTCCGTGATTCGCTCATGTTCTACACTGACGAGGCGTTCCTTGATGGCACGGGCGTAGGCCAGCCGCAAGGCATAATCACGGCTCCCGGCACTCTCGTTCTGACTCGCACCACGGCGGGCTCTATTGTGTATGAAGACGTCAAAACCATGTTCATGCACCTGCTGGTACAGGCGCACGGCGGCGCGTTCTGGGCCATCAATCAGTTCTGCATGGCCGAGATCATGGACATGGTCGATCCGGCTGGCAATCTGATTTGGCAGCCAAATGCCCGTGAGACTATCCCGACGTCGCTTCTGGGATTGCCCATCAAGTGGACTGAGAAGACACCGGCGCTGGGTACCCAAGGGGATATCATCCTGATGAACCCCAAATGGTACTACATCGGGACTAGGCAGGGCGTTAGCATTGCCACTTCAGAGCATTACCGATTCCGATACAACCGCATAGCGTACAAGTGCGTGATGCGACTGGACGGACAGGAGAAGCTCCCGGCCCCCGTGTATGCCAAGGATGGCGTCAATCAGACTAGCCCGTTCGTAGTCCTGGGCGCGGGCGCGACGTAGAGATAAGGAGATAAGGAGAGAAAACTATGCCATACCCTGAGTTGGATACTGAACGAATGGAGTTGTTGGCTGTGATACACCCTGATTTGCACCAGGGGACGTATTACACGCCCTGGATCGATATGTCTGGACGCCACAAGGCGCTCGCCGTGTTGCTCGTAGGCGACATGGGCCAGGCGTGTACCATCGATCTTGAGCTTCACGAGGCCCAGGACAATGCCGGAACGGGGGCGGCTGCTATCGCCGGTAAGGCGATCACGCAGCTTACCCAGGCCGGTGGAGACGGTGACGACGCTTGCGCGATCAATCTCAGAACCGAGGAGATGAACGCGGCTGCTAACTACAATCACATTCGAGCTAGGCTGGATGTGCTAGTAGCAAGCGCCAACGTTTCGCTCCTCATCCTGGGGAA